GTGCTTTCCACCTGCCACAAACGCTTGCCCGTAACTTCCCCACTTCGGGGTTGTCCAGCCACAAGTGCAGAACGGCTGGAACAACTCACGGTTCATCATCTGGCTCTTGGTGGCTTCGATGGTGATTGCGTGATTTCCAACCGGGGTTGGGGTGGCCTTCTTGCGCCCAGCCATTACTTCGATACTCAGTCGCCGTAGTAGGACCAGTCGGGCTCTTGATGACCGTTCGCAATGTCGGCATCAAGGTCCGAGCCAGTGCCGTTGGCGGCGAAAAGATTAGCGACAGCATCCTTGTAGGTTCCTACCTGCTTGCCGGTTCCCAACTCGTAGATAGGGTCACTCAAGGAGTGTGGCGTTCCATCTGCTTCTTCTTTGCCAGTGGTGGAGAAACTCAGACCGGGAAAATCCCTTCTGTCCGTACTCAAGTCATCGGTGTACGTCAACACCTTTTGGGGCGACGCACGCAGCGTGGTGTCGATGTGGTTGCCATCGTCCGAGCCTCGAGCGTGAAAACTTATCTCTCCGTTGTGTTCAACTTCGATTTCACCTTTGCTGATCCAGAAGGGAAGGCCATCTTCTGCTCCCCCTCGCCTCACGAGGAAGGTGGAACCGTTTCTCCCCGGCTCTACATGAAAGTCGGGAAGATTGGGGAAATAGTGGTTGAGTGGCTTAGGGGCTGTACCGCCCGTCTCTTCCTTTGTCCACTGGTTTCCGTGAAATTCGTGGCCGGGGAGATCACCCTTGAGAATGCGAGTCGCAGTTGCCCAGTTCGGGGCAAGGGCATCTGTGGAGAAGGGATTCGTCATGGTGAAACTTTACCTTAGAGTTCGGGACTGCCCAAAGCCGCCCAGTGTTGATCGAACAACTGCTGCGGGGTGATGGTGTAAATGTCCCCGACAGGAATGTAGAAACCGCCGAAGCGCAGGGCTTCTCCGCCGAGTGCTGAACAAATCCACGAGCCGGGGCGACGGAAGGCCACGAACCACTCGGGGGTCAGCACGTCGATGGCGATGCAGGCGATGGTCAACAGGCCGTAGGGGTCGCCTAGTTGCTTCGTAGCGAACTCTGCAACCTTTCCACCATCGCAACCCGTTGGGGGCGTGAGGAGGTTGATGATGGAGGCCGAGGAGGAAATGTCGGTGAACTTCGAGAGGATAATGCCGTGAACTGGCGTGGCTTGGACGACCATGATCTCGTCGTAGGTAGCCCCCGCCTTCACCACCGTAAACACGTGGTTGTAGGTTGAGTGGTGCAGTTTGATCTTCTCGCCTACACGGATTAGCCTGCCGACCTCTCCGTTGGTCTTGGCGTATCCCGTGTCCCCTACTTTGATTTCAGCAGCAGGCAAGTTGATGGCGCACTCTGTCTCTACCATGTTGGCATCTGCCCCGCAATATCACCAGTCATCTGCCTGTACTGGTTGCCGCGGAAGATGTGACCGGGCTTGTCTCCCTTGGTGATTGGGTAGTTTGCGAGTGGTCGCAAGAATTCCGAAGTTGAGAACGCCAAAGTCATGGTGAAAACCCTACAACCCGTAGGCGTGAATCGCCGTGTCGGTTGTGCCATCAGCAACTCGGCTAAGGGCGATAGCGGCATCGGTGGAGGTCTGCGGGTTCTCGCCCGTGTTGCCTTCAGCAACTCGAGCCGCATCCGTGTGGCCTTGTGCCGCTAGATCGTGGTGATCGGCGGCGTTCGTCAAGGCATCAATGCGGTCTTGCTTGGGCTTTTCACTAGCCGCTTCTTGTTCTGTCATGGATCGCAGGGTTGCCGCTGCTCGGGAGTGGGAGTCGGCGAAGGCACGGTGGGTTTCAGCATCGGGGGTGGCGAGCATGGACTCGGCTTGCGGTCCGTAGCGCCCGATGTTTGAGAAGCGATCAGCAGCCTCACGCCTACTCAATCCCTGAATGCCCCCCGTGTGCTGGTTGCCCCGAAATGGGTGGTGAAGGAAGTCCTTCTCAACCGGATATCGGCTAGGGCTCGCCAAGAGCACGTCCGTTGAGAATGGGTTGGGTTCCACGGCTCCACGATACAGCCGACTTCCGAAATGACGAAAGCCCCACCCGAAGGTGAGGCTCCGCCTTTAGTTCCTGAACACCGTCGCCCCCTATTGGCACCGCTTACCGTGATCCCACGGCTCGGCTTCTAGAGCGACACTTTCAGGATTGCCATCCCCTCTTTCACGGGTCAGGCTTTTCTCTGTCTGTCTACTGCCCTCACCATCAAGCCCCGAAGGTTTAGTCTGCCTGCTTAGTTCTCCCCGATGTTGCTGGTTCGCCCCGTATGGCAGCACCTGATAGCGCCACTGCAGTTCCGTTCGTGGGACTTTTTCCAGCAGTCCTTGGAGCAATAATTGACTTTTCGCACTTGCGATGGGGGACGCTCGAAGTTGCTTTGGCAATGTCCGCAAACTACATCCATGCCAGAAGTTTACAGCAGGGGAGTTTCATCGTCCGTGCTGTGCAGGAGCCACCCTTTTTCGTATGAGGCTGCGGGATTTAGGTGAATCCAGTCGTGGCAGTCAAAGCACACGTCGATCAGATTGTCGGGGCTGTTGCTACCCCCCTGCGACCGCAGTTTTCTGTGGTGAACATGCACCGCCCGCCTCGTGCACACCCCCGTGCGAGCCTCGCAAACCCCCTTCGACCTTGCCTTGATGATGGGTTTCATCTTCTGAAAATCTGCTTCGTAGGCTTGCAGCGCTGGGGAGCGCTTCATCACCTTGGACGGCTGGGAGGCTTGGCGTTCACGCTGGCGCTCACGGGAGCGCTGCTGTTGACCGGCCTTCTTGGCCTTGTCGCAGGCTTTACAGGCGGGCGAGTAGGCACCGGGCTTGTCCCGACGTTCAGTGAAATCCTCGACGGGCTTCCACTCGTTGCACTTGCGGCAACGCTTTTCCTCGGTATTCATGCTGAAGCCTTGGGTCGCCGCTGGGTTGTCCGCAGGCTGACCCTTGCCGGATCGACGCTCCACGAGCGCATCTTGTGCCTTCCACCAAGGAGCCGTAGGCGACCATCCTTCTCAACGCCTCGGAAGTAGAAGGTTCCCTCTTCGCCCTCGAACCACACCTTGTGGTCGACGGGCACTTGTGTCCAGTCAGTCATTTCTTCCTCTGTGGTGGTAAATGGGGAGCGTCGGGGCGAGGCGTTCGGGCATTTACGCCCCACCCCGACTATTCCTGCCCATCGGGGCAGGCGTTCTTACGCCTTGTAGGCGTCGGTCACGCACACAAGGGGCGTGTAGTTCACCAGAACCGTGGTCGGCAACTTGCGAGCCGAGTTCGACGGATCAGCGGTGTAGATGACCTCGTTTGCGCCACGAACGATCACCGTATCGTTCCACGTGTAGCCGTTCGAGTAGCGGAACCAGAGGCGCAGGTGGGGCAAGTCGCAGGACTTGACTCCGTCCGCCACGACTGTGATGTTGGCGCTGTGCGGTGGTGGAACCGTGCCGGTCTTGGCAGGGGTCGCAGCCGAGGCTACTCCCCCCACCAATGCACCGATCAGCGCAAGGCTGGCGATCGCGGCCTTCATCAGATGCCGTTGTTGTTGTCGGTGGTGATCTGGCTAGCCACCGTGGCCTCGTCGGCCTTGAAGGTCGTGCAGTCGTTCCCGAAGGTATTGAAGTCGGAACTGCTGTTGCTGCTCAAGGCAGTTTCACCATCGGCTGCAACCGTCTGGAGGTCGTCCGACAAGGTCTGGATGTCGGCGTTCAGAGTCGGGTCGGGCGAGTTCTCGTATTGGGCGATTTGGGCTGCGTCCTGACCAAGGCTAGAGAAGCCGTTGGAGGCGGTCAGTTGATCGCCGTTGCCGAGGGCGGTGGAGGTGCTGTTCCAGTCGGCCTGAACTTGGCTCCAGACCGGCGAGAAACCGGCCTTCCAGTCGCTGTAGGAGGGGGTTGAGGGGGTGTTGACGTTGGCGCTCGAGCCACCCGAGTTGCCGCCACCGCCGCTGGACTTTCCACCACCGGCGACTGCGCCGATAATCGCAAGGGCAACGATCACCGCAGCGATGATGCCGACGATCTTGAGGGTGTTGGACTTCTTGGGCGCTGGTGGCGCAGGGATGTAGGTGAACGCTCCGGTTGGGGACTCGTTCGGGGATGGGTTTTGGTCAGCGGTAGTCATGGTCATTCTCCTGTTCTGGGCGGTCGCCCGTTGGGAGTGCATACCCTACAGCAGCCGGTGTAGGTAAGTCAAGCGTGCGGAAAGTGCCCTCGATCGCTTGCGCCAATGCGGGGCTGATTTGCACGGTTCGGTTCTCCCGAGTCCGGCAGGTTTCGTAGGCTTTGTTGAAGTGCGCCCTCGTGGTGTCGGGGTTGGTAGTCATGCAGAGATTCCACCAGCCGACCGCATCAACCGCCGAAGCGACGGCGGGGTGGCTCCAGTTGGGCTTCTGACGATGCCCCAACTCCATGACGCTGCGCTGAACCTCGCCCCATGCTTGGTCGATCGTAGGCGCAAGGCTGCCAGTGATTTCAGCGCACAGTCCCCGCAAATCCGCAATCGTCGGCGGCCACTTCTCGCTTTGAACCCAAGCCTGCGTGGCGTTTTCCAGCACTTCGAAATCCAAGTCCTTGAGCATCTCGTAGTAGATCTCCACTCGCTCTCGAGTAGCGCTCCAGTTGCTGTAAGAGGCCGCCAAAACGGCGCACACCCACCCAGCCTGCTTCTTGGTGATCATTCTTCGTCATCTCCCTCGAGGAATTCTGCGATTCCAGCAAAATCAGTTGGCATGTGGCTATGGGAAGCCTCTCGCTCACTATACGCCGTCGAGCCGGGCAGGTATTCCTCAAAGCGCCGGGCGGTACCGAAGAAGGTGCCGGGGTGCATGGTGAACTGCGGGTCTTGGCGGCGGCGGGCGAGAGCGTAGTTTTCAGTGGCCTCGAGGAGCGACTCGTGTGAGATTCCCTCGCGGCGGCGCGCGGCATACGCCTTTGCCCCCGGAGCCTTGGAAATGCGGCGAGGGTAGGCAGCCCAGATTTCTTCCCACTCGGGGCTGTAGGTCGTTCGAGCCTTCTTTGGCTTTTCAGCGGAAGCGGTTTCGGAATTTTCGGAAAGCGCAAAAGAATCAGTTTTTACTCTTTTCAGTGTTTGCTTTGAATCAGTGTTTACTATGCTTCCGGATTTGCCGGATACGGCTGAGCCGGATACGGCAAAGGCGTACACGGTGAAAAGCCCATCATCTTGCGGCAAATCGTAGATGACGTAGTCAGTCTCCCCGAGTTTTCCACCTTCGGTGCGAGTTTGCTCAACTGCGACGTATCCGGCCTCTTGGAGTTCGTGGAGCAGCCGGTAGATCTTGTCCCGCCCAGCCCTCGGACTTTCGTTCACGAGTTGCTTCGGGTGAACCTTCCAGTGGTCGGGCTTCGAGAGCAGGTAGGCCAGAAGGCCGCGGGCTTCCCACGACAACCTCGAGTCGGCCAGCACCGAGTTGTGCAGCGAGGTGTAATTTCGGGTGGGCGATGGCGAGCGTCGTATCACGGGAGCCTCCTCAGGTGACCGGGCTAGGCACTTAACCACAGGTCGGCGCACCCCGCAAGACGGCGCACGGCGAATTTGCCCCACACGCGCAATCACCGCCCACACCCCTGCGTGGGGGCATGAACGGCGATTGAACGGCACACGGGGCGAAATAGCCCCCTCTCGTGGAACCTAGGAGGGGATTTCGTCGAGGTCGATGGTCGAAGCCGACGCTGCCACGTCTTCGATCAGCGAAAGCACCTCGTCGTAGCGGGTCTTGGTGAGGTTGGCGACCTTGGGCAGACCGGCATCGCCCCACGCCTTCTTCAGCGCGCTTCGGGTGCTGGGGTCGAGGGAGTTGATGCGCCCTTCGATCACGTCGCGCTCGGTGGCGGTGATCACCGGCTCGCCCGACTTGAGCCACCGAAGGAAGGTCTCGGAAGCCACGTGGGCGTTGGCTGGGGTGAAGACTTGGTCGGCAAGGGTTTCGCAGCGGGTCTTGCCGACGATCGTGCGGTGCTCGATGTCCATTTCGAGAACGAGGGTGTACTCGTATTCGATCCCGTCGCGCTGCTGCGGAGCGAGGCCGACCTTCTTGGGAACAAGTTTTCCGTAATCGTTCTTCTCCAATGAGTACTCGGTCTTGGAGCGCATGGTGGTCAGGATGTGACCGTTGAAGGCCAAGATGGCATCGACCATCCGTTGCTGAATAGGCGTGGCCACCTTCCAACCGGCGAAGGTGTTCCCCTTGCTCGCGGCTCCGGCTTGGTCGACGATTTCCAAGATGCCACCCGGTCCGTTCCAGAAGTGGGTCAGGCTGTCGATCACCACGCAGGCGTAGCCTTCTTCCTCGGCTACCTTCAAAGCCTCAACGAGGCGGTCGGGGTGGTAGGGGGCTGCCATCGACAGGGCATCGAAGTCGAAGCGGTCGGCATACAACTTCGCGCTATCGCGCTCGGTGTCGATGACCGCGATCTTCCCACCCTCGGCAAGCGTCGTCGCCCACTGGAGTGAGGAGAACGTCTTGCCCGAACCCGAAGGTCCGGTTACGGCGATGCGAGCCTTGGCTTCCGCCTTGGTCGCTTTTACGAACAGCGAACTCATGGTTCCCTGCCTTTCTATGTCTGTCAGTTGCACTCGGCACTGGCTTCGGTATCGGTAGGGTCACTCTAGCAGGCGACTCGACCGTTGTCCAGCACTAACCGTTTGGAGGTCTCGGGGTTGGTCACCCCACCCTTCCGAGTGGGGTGACCGTTCCCGTCGTTTAGCCCTCGGGGAGGAGGCTGCGTTGGCGCATCGACTCGTCCATCATCATGAACAAGTGCTCGTCGCTGATCCCAGCCTCGTCAAGGGCGTGAAGGGCATCGAGGCTCTCGGGCGCTCCCTCGCCACCGTCGTTGGCTGATGCCATCGCTTCGGCGAGGAGGAACCCTGCGTCGATCCCGTTCACCGTGACCTTCACCGTGCCGTCGTTGTTGTCGACTTCGGTGAAGGGGTAAGCGGTTCCGAGGGCTCGGTAGTACGACCAGAACCCTTCGGGGAGGTTGACCTCGATGAGGTCGTGCGGAGCAGCCGTGGCTGCGGGGCAGGTACTACGGATGGCATTCGTCATGCCATACCTCCAGTTGGTCAGTTATCAAGGAACGCTGCCGGGACTTGCGCCCCGCCCGGCTGGGGCTAATGGAAGTATGCCATCACCACACACGAAGTCAACCCCCTATTTGAATTTTGTTTTCGATTGGGAACTTGACCTTTCCTTTCGGCTATGGCATACTCCCTACGCAAGACCGAACTGACGAGAAGGAGACCATGATGGACATCACCACCTACGAGAGGGCGCAGGCGATCCGCGAAGCCCTGCGCTCGGGCAACGGCGAAGCGGCGCTGACCCTTGCCGACGAGTTCGTCGCTTGGATCGAAGCGGAGGCCGAGGCCGAGGCCGAGGACTGGACAGCCCGCCAAGAATAAATCTTCGCCTAGGGGTTGACTTCGTCGCACCCTCATGGCATCGTATCCCTGTAGCAACAACTGACCAAGCCCTAGGAGGCAGACATGATGAACAAGCAAGAGACCCAAGAAGCGGTGGAGGCAGCCAAGATTGCCCTCGCCGAAATCGAGAGCGCTGCGATGGCAGACCTCGAAGCAGCAGCCTTCGCAACCTACGACATGGGCTACGCCTTCACGACGAAGTTGCAAGAGGTGCGGGCGCTGATCGCCGACCTTGAGGCTCGCATCGCCAGCCCCGAATACAACGCTCCGGTGACGATGACCACGAACTACGCGGTCGGCAACGGGCTCAACTGGTTCCCCGAGGGCTTGTTCGAGATCGCCGAGGTCAACGTCGACAGCCTCTTCGTAGGCGGGCGCTGGGAGATCATCGCCAACGCCTTGGGCGAGGTGTTCCTCGAGAGCAGCGCCGGTTGGGCGACTTCCTTCCGAGGCTTCGCCTCGCTCGAAGAGGCCAAGGCCGGAGCGCAGGCAGCGATCGAAGCCCTCGGCGCAATCCTGACCGAGCGCGACGGTGCGGACTTCGTATGCGAGGAGTTCCGCAGCGCCCTCAACAACTTCCTCACCGCAGCCAAGGCTACGGTCTAGGACGCAGGGGGTGGGGTAGGGTCGAACTTGACCTTGCCCCACCCCCTAGCGTAGAATGCCAACGCAACACCAACCGACAGCAGTAGCAACTGACGGAAAGAAGGTCACCATGACCATGGAAATGCAGATGGGTTCGCTCGAGGAGTTCCTCGCAGCAGACGGAGCGCCAGCCGGTTTCGACGAGGCCATGACTACCGGCTTCTCGATCAGCAACGAGGACGAAGCCCTGTGGGCGATGCGCCGACTCGCCCAAGCCCAACGCCGACTCGATGAGGTCGATCGCCAAGCCGAGGTCGAGCGCGCTCGTATCGCACGGTGGGTCGAGGCCAACAGCGAACAGCACGGCTCGGCGGTTGCCTTCTTCGAGACTGCCCTCTCCGAGTACCTGATGCGGGTGCGCGAGGACGAGGCCGATGGTCGACGCTCGCTCGACTTCCCCGATGGCAAGGTGACCTCACGAGCCACCCAGCCCAAGGTCACGGTTGAGGACTCCGAGGCCTTCCTCGCTTGGGCTGAAGCCAACGGCCACTCCGAGTGGGTTCGGGTGAAGCGAGAGGCCGACGTGGCCACGATCAAGAAGGTCGTGGACTACGAGGGCGACTCGGTGATCGACCCCTTGACCGGCTCGGTCATCGCAGGCCTGCACCACACGCCGGGAGGTATCTCGGTCACCGTAAAGGTAGCCGAGTGAAGTGGTGGGGTAGGAACTGCGACGCCTACGAGGTCACCTTCGGGATCGAAGGCGACCTTGAGGTGGCGCACGAAGTGCAGCGCCTCTTCACCAAGGCGCTAGCCGACGCTGGCATCGTAGGGCAGCAGGTCGCCTTCAGGGGTGGCTGGATCGACATGCCCAAGTGCGACTGCGGTCACGACGAGATCAGGCACTACACCTTCCTCATCGGAGTGCTGGACGAGCCGGTGGGAGTTGAGTCGACGTGCGAGTTCTGCGACTGCCAGACCTTCACCCAGCGGTCTGTGGTGCGCTAGGGCGCTGGCTACTTGGCGAGGGTTGCCGGTCGCTTGGCTCCGAGGAGGAGGCCAAGGGCTGGCACCTTCGCTTCAGCCGCGTGCAACACGGTGCTGTAGGCGGTAGCCACAGCCGGAGCGACGTAGGCGAACGCCTGCGTGGGGGTCAGGGAGAAGCCCACCTTTGCAGCCCACGACACGAGGAGGCCGACTACGGCAGGCACCACGTATCGGGTGACCGTAGCGCCCAGCGCCTTTGGGTCGATGCTGACCGCTGGGGAAGCGGGGGTTGCTTCAGTCGTTGGCGCTTGGTCGGGCATGGCTTGACTCCTTAAGTAAAGCGTCTTGAATCCCAATGTTAGTCGCTGCTTCGACTCGGTGCCAGCCTAGGTGGCGCTCGATCTTATCTTCGATGCTGTCGAACCTCAAGTCGATCCGTTCGAAGTGGGCGTTCGTCTTTTTGAAGTCGGCCTCGAAGCCCGCCAGCCGTTCGTTGATGACGTTCAGCCCCGACTGGACTCCGTTGTTCACGGTCTGGTTGTCGGCGTGGTTATTCTTGTTGCCCTTATGCACCGAGTACCAAGTAGCGGTGGCCGTGAGCAGCGCCGGAACAGCACCGATGCAGGCTGCGATGACGTAGGGCGAGGTGGTCGGTGAGGTCGCCGCTCCGAGGATCATTGCAGAAGTTTAGAGCAAGGTTCGCAAACCGCAACCTATGAAGCAACACCGCAGTCGTAGAGAATAAAGTGCGCTTCGGTGATAGACACCGTGGGGTAGTTGTCGGGAATATCGCCCGCTGGCGTGACCGTGAGTCGCCAGTCGAACAGCGAAGTCCACGAGTTCGGCGTGATCGGTGCGCTGGGGGTCTTCCAATAGGTGGTGAAACCGTTGAGCGTGATCGCTTCCGTGTTCTGCAGGCCGGTGACGTCAACCCGAGCCATTTCGTAGTAGACGTCATCCCCCGCCGTGATTGAGTCGGGGGTCACCACCGAGAGGACAACTTCGCTGTAGGCACGGGAGGCAACGAACGAGCCGGTTGTCGATGAGGTAGCCGTTCCCGAGACGTGCACCACGTCGTTCAGCACCGTGTATTGGTAGGGGATTGGGCAGGAGGCTCCGGTGCTGTTGGCAACGGGGTCGTACGCCCCGTAGAGGCCGCTCAGGGGGAACGTAGCCCTAGGCGTTAGGTCGGCGGGGGTCACGTTGTTGCGGATCAGCACGACCCCCATGGAGGCCGTTCCACAGCCAAAGGCGTTGGTGGTAATCGTCGTGCCGTAGGCTCGGTCGACGTTGTTGATGTTCGGACCTACGATCACCGCCTCGCCGCTCAAGTCAATCAGGCTCTGCACGTCTGTTGCCGAGCCAACGTCCACAACCAGTTGCTTTTCACCATTGGCACGGTTGTAGTTCCAATGCCCCACGAAAGACACCGCTGACGGAGTTGTCGCTCCGGTCAGGCCGTTGTTGGGATACATGCCCGTCGCTGTAATATTGAAGGAGGAGCGCCCGTCGAATGATCCTCCACCCGGCGAGCCATGGTCAACCGTGAAGGTGATCGTTCCCTCGGCTCGATACAGGCGGTTTGGCAGGAACGGGGCGGCGAAACTCGCAACGGAAACCGTGGAACCATCGGTGTAGGGCGCAGTCCCGTTGATCAGGGAACTCTCAATGGTGGAACTAATTCCGATAATCGAGGACGGCGAGCGCAGTTGCCCGATGGTGTCCTTGTTTGCCCCCGCTAGCGAGCAGAGAACGAAGCCGTCTTCACCAGAGAGAACACACCAAACCGTGTCGCCAAGGTTGGGCACGTAGTTTTCAGCGAAGCGGAACCCGTGCATCGGCGCAGAGTCTCCCGCCAACTGCACGGAAACCATTGGGTAGGAGTGAGCCCCACTGGGCAGGATGGTGGAATCCCAGTTGGGGTCGTAGCCCACAACCTGCCCCATTCGAATGACGTCGTTCGGGGGTAGCGCCTTCTGGTTGTTGTTGGTGAGGGCGTTGACGAGTTTTCCGTAGTCGAAGGTCATTAGTATGCCGTGCTGTATTCGGCCACCCGAATGGCGTCCTTGCGACTTCCAATCCTACGCTCACGGGCGGTGATCTCAATAGCCCCGTCGAGCCCTAGAGGGATCGTCAACTGGTCAATGTAGTGGTTGTTGGAACCAGCGTTGTCCAAGTCGGTCGGGTCGATGATAATAGTCCCCTTGCGGTAGCGCAGTTTGGGGTGAAATG